AACCGCGATTTGATTGTGTATCTAGTAGGCAACTTGTTCACCTTGGTTGCTGGCGCCGTGACTTATTGGGTGAGCTCAACCAAAGAGTCGAGCGACAAAGACAAATTGATGGGGTTAATCAATAAGGGTAATGCGCAAAACCCACCAATAAAAGGAACGTAACCCATGGAGTTATCAAGCTGGATATTAGTCGTTTTGGGCATTGTTGGTGTATTGCTCACCATTGCAATGCCATTAATCGCTTACTTAAACAGTGTAGCCCACAAAACCAGTAACGAATTAAGCAATCATAAAACCCATGTAGCCGAAACCTATGCAACTAAAAATGATGTTAAGGACGTAGGCGACCGCATGGAACGCCAGATGCAAGCAGGATTCGACAACCTAAAAGAATTATTAACCAACAGAAATAACAAGGATTCAGCATGAAAAAGCCAATTATATTAACCATCGCCGGCACTGATTTTACCTTTAACGTCACCGTGCAAGATCACAGCGACTTTATCGACAGCGTGGCCCGTGGTGGTTCGATGACCGCCGCATCACACAACATGGTGATGCGCACTATCGACAGCAGCCAAAAAGACGAATTTAAAAAAGTACTTGAAAGCTCACCAGGTGCCGAACTGCAAATTGCATCAACCCTAAAAGTTGAGTTTTCACCCGTGTTGGAAATTGCCGTAAAAAAATAGAAGGGCTGATTGAGTCGATAGACTCAAATCAGCTTGAGCAGTTCATGATTTTACGTAGGCACTTACTGCCCAACGAAGATGACGAACCGCGAAACCTCGCAAGGGCGGCATGGTTATTCAACCGCCAGCGCGAAGATTTAGAAGCCATTATCACCAACGCCGTATGCAAGGCGTTTGGTGGTAGATAGCCCTAAGAAACAATTTAAAAACACTAGGAATAGCCAATGAGCTTACCCGCACCGTTAATGTTTACCGTTGGACTGATAGACCAGATAACCGCGCCGATTGCCAAAATCAGCAAGGGGTTAAACGGTCTAGCGTCTAACTACCAAGCCGGAACCATGCAAATGGCCTCTGGCATTGGTGGCATTGCGGCCAGCGGGTACGCTTTACAAAACGCCTTAATGCCAGCCATTGAAATGGACCGCGCATTGGGTGAGGTTAAATCGTTAGGAGTGCGACAGTCAGCACTTAAAATGCTAACCGACACATCTTATGAATACGCGCTTAAATACGGCAAATCGGCCACCGACTTTGTTAAATCAAGTTACGACATTCAATCGGCCATTGCCGGGTTAAATGACGCTAATCTGTCTAAGTTCACTTTATCCAGTAACGTACTAGCCGCCGCAACCAAAGCAGATGCGGCCACGGTAACCAGTTACATGGGCACCATGTATGGCATCTTTAAAAACGATGCCATACAAATGGGTGAAGGTGCATGGATTGAACGCTTAACAGGTATGACTGCAACCGCAGTGCAAGCCTTTAAAACCGATGGTAAAAAAATGGCCGACGCCTTTGGTGCATTAGGCGCTTCGGCTGGCCTTGCACCACTTGAAGAGCAAATGGCAATTATGGGCACACTGCAAGCGACCATGCAGGGCAGTGAGTCGGCGACTAAATACAAATCGTTTTTAGCCGGAGTAGGTAAAGCACAAAAAGCGCTTAACCTGCAATTTACCGACGCCAACGGCACCATGCTGCCTATTGTCGATATTCTCAACAAGATTAAAGGCAAATACGGCGATGTGATCGACGTGGCCGAGGGTGATGCGCTAGCCACTGCGTTCGGCTCGCAAGAAGCCGTTTCAATGGTCAAGTTATTACTCAACGACATCAACGGCCTTAACGGTTCAATTGAAAGTTTAGGCAAAGTCAAAGGCATGGAACAAGCCGAAAAAATGGCCGCAGCCATGACCGACCAAAGCGAACGCCTTGCCCAGAGTTGGTACGTGATCCGCGCCGCATTAGGTAGCGCAGTATTGCCTGCATTTAATAGTTTTGTGGGCTGGATTGCCGACATGGGCCGCGATGTTATTGAGTTTACTCAGCTATACCCAGAATTAACTAAATGGCTAGGTTACACCGCTATTGCCTTTACCGTTGCGGTGATGGCTGGCGGTGCATTTACGGTAATGATGGGCGCCAGCAAAATGGCCATGGCCGCATGGGGCGTAGCTGCAATGGCATGGGCAGGTATTACTACTGTGTTGTCGTCTGGGTTAGCCACACTTCGTGGCGTTATGTTGGCGGTAAACATTGCAATGTATGCCAATCCAATAGGGTTAGTTGTCGCAGGTATTGCTTTGGCTGTTGCCGCAGTGGGCGCGCTTATTTATTACTGGGACGACTTAAAAGCCACCATGAGCGACTGGGCGGGTCCACTCCTTTGGTCTGGAAGCGCTATTTCAAAGATGTTTCAAGATATTGGATCTGCGTTCTCATCTATGTTTGGAATGTATCTTAAGGGTGCAGGTGTTATATGGGCAGCAATAAAACCACTTTTAGGATTGCTTTGGGAAGTGCAATTATTCTTTTTAAAACTAGGTGGTTCCGCGATATTTGGGGTTTTTAGTGGGTTAGCATTTTTAGTAGGTGGCTTAGCAACATTAGTGAGCTATTTAGCGAACGGAATTGAATGGGTTGCAACTGTGATAACCAGCGCTTTAGGTGAGGCTATAGAGTCAATTTCTAATCTATGGTCAGACTTAATGACAACGTTTAGTGACGGCATAGATTGGATTGTGGGCATGATCCCCGGTGTTGAGATTGACGCCAGTATCTCAAGTAGCACCCCAAGCATTGCCGCCATATCACCGGTACAAACCCGCGTAGATAAAGGCGGTATTACCCAACAAATTTCAAATGCAAACCAACAAAAGTCGACCAGTGTGGGCACCGTAAACGTGTACCCAGCTAAGGGCGAAAATGTGTCTGTTCCTGCCATGTTAGCAATGTACTCATAGGATGAAGTAATGACGACTTATATCGATTTACACATTCAACACGGTGACATAGTGCTTGATGCAGGCCTAAACCCAACCTACTTAACCGATAGAGCCGTGATAGCTCAAGACATAGTGCACGCCATTTTAGAAACGGGCCTTGCCAATTTATTAGTGAGCGACCGTGGCACAGGTGTTACCGCCGACACCCAAACCAAAATAAAACTATTGGTAGAAGACGACGTGCGAATTATGCCAGGCACAGTGCAAGTGCAGCAGATACGCTCGTCACAAGGAGATGCAGGCAACTGGTGGGTATTTGCCGATACCATAGATTTTGGCCCCATCGAATCAAGCTTGGCAGGAGCGCTATAAATGTCAGAAAAAATTAACGTACCCACAATCGACTTTAAACGCATTGTTGAAAAAGCGGGTATTCCCACAACCGAAGCCGGTTGGGCTGAACTGTTTAAACAAGACGTTGAAGCCGAGGGCAGCATTATTGCCAACGACTCGCCGTTCTCACCATTTTGGCGTTTGATCAGTCGCATTATTACCAAGCCTGCCGTGTGGATAATCAATAAAGTATTAATTGAACAAATTCTACCAAACATGTTTTTACTTACCGCAACAGATGACCAGTTTATTGAGGGCAAAGCGTGGGATCACGATTTAACCCGCAAAGCACAAAGCAAAGCCGCAGGAAAAGTCAGGTTTTACCGTGCTGCTAGCAGTGGCCCTGGCTTATTAATTCCTGCCGCCACGGTAATTCAAACCGACGCCATTAACGGCACCGTTTACCGAGTACTCACTATTGATGACGTAATCTTGCCGCAAAATAGCTTAAGCGTATTGGTACCCGTAGTGGCCGAAGCCGCCGGAGCCGCTTACAACCTTGGAGCCGGTTATTACCATATCTTGCCCGAGTCGGTTACGGGTATTGGTAAGGTGACGAACGAAGCAGATTGGTTAGATGAACTAGGCAGCGATGCCGAAACCAACGACGACTTAAAGCTACGTACCCGCAATGCTTTTACCGCTGCAGCGCCTTGGCATATTGATGCCGTATATCGCGCCATTATTACCGAACGCGCCGGACTCGATAGCGATAACGTTTATTTTGAACATGATGCACCGCGTGGTCCGGGAACGGCTAATACTTACATTTTACTCGACACTGGCGAACCGTCAGCCGAATTGTTAAGCGACTTAAATCAATACGTCATGGATAAAGGCTTTCATGGCCACGGCGACGACATGCTGATTTTAGCCATGCCGGCACTCGATGTTGATGTGGGCGTGACCGTCTACCCACTCAGTAATTTATTAGAGGATGAAGTGACCGCCTTAATGGCCGACATCGAAAACTTTATTCGTTGCGCCTTTAGAGAAAACACCGATTTCAGCGCCACCCGAACAGAGCCGTTTATCCGCTTTAGCTTTAGCCGCTTAGGGCAAGAATTACACGACCAATTTACAGGCATTGACTCACTTAACTGGCATCAAGTAGACATTAACAGCGCCAACAACGTGCCGCGCCTAAACAACCTAACCATTACCAACGGTAACGCGCTATGACACCAATTGAATGGGCAGCGTTAACAAAAATGCCTTACTGGTTAGCCCGTCCAGCCAGTGAGTTAGACAAATTACGCAAAGGCGCCGTGCGGTTTTGGCAACGTGTTGAAGAGGCTTTGGCATGGCCAGCAAAACAACTCGACCCCATGACCGCATCACTTGAGTTAGTGCACTTATTGGCATGGGAACGGGATATTGAACAAATACCCAGTGAAACCGAATTAATGTTCCGCACGCGGGTTAAGTACGCATTACCATTTGCAAAAGGTGCAGGCAGTAAAGCCGGTTGGCTGGATATGTTCAAAAAGCTGGGTATGCCTTGGGTAACCATAGATGAACGTTTTAGCGAAACAGATTGGGACGTCGTTGATCTGCAATTATTAGATGCCGATGTTGGCAATAGTCAAAACCTGATCAGCTACATTTGCCGCCAATACGGCCGCACCACAAGGCGTTATCAATACACCACCATTGCAAAAATGGCCGTTGTCGCACCGCCTAAAAACTTTGATAACCACAACGATTTAAACATGGCAACAATCAACACCAACTTGTTACCAGCAAAACGATTAATGACCATGGACAGCGAATCAAGCTACCAAGTCGCACAAACAAAACAGCTTTAAGCAAAAGCTAACCAGTAAAAAGAGAACAGAGGAACTAACACCATGGCACAAGTGATAACCATTGCAGGCGAACGATTATTTGCCATTAAAGCGCAAAACAACCAGCCGTTAGATATTGATACGTTTATTTTTGCTAACGTGCCAGGTCAAGACTCAAGCGCAGATATTGATCGTAATGAAACAGTGCCACCAGTAGGCCAACAAGTGCACACGCAAATAGTGCAACAGGCTGGGCGGGTTAACGATAACGTGGTGATTTATTCAACCGTGTTAGACAGCTTAACAGGACCGTTCGATTTTAACTGGGTGGGTTTATATTCCTCTGTAAACCAAACCTTAGTTGCCATTAGCCATGTTCCAAACGTGAGCAAAACCATTACCGTGCCAGGTGCTGCAGGTAATACACTTAACCGCAACTTTGGTATTGAGTATTCAGGTATTGCCGACTTAACCGGTATTACTGTTGCCCCAGAAACATGGCAGTTAGATTACACCTCACGCCTGAACGGTATGGACGAACTCACTCGACAACTAGCCGCCGACATGAACGGCAAGGACTGGTTTATTGGTGATGGTTTTAAAGTGGTACCACGTTCAACACTCAACAGTTTTAAAGTAACTGCAGGTGCTGGTTATGTATCGGGCTTGCGCGTAGAACTCGCAGAAGACCATATTTTAACCCTTAGCAGCTACCCACAGTTTGTTTATGTGGATGCGTGGTTTGACGGCGATAATAACAGCGTATGGAAAGGCCAAACCGCATTTACGGTGACTAATACCGAAATGGACGACTATATCGACGTAAACGGCAAACAGCATTATGTATTTAAGTTGGCAAATATTACTGCAGCTGATGTGGTTGAAGATTTGAGGAATATTCAAGGGGTCGCACAAAAACTAGATTATATGGGGAATAAGTTAACTGCAGCATCTGACTTTTTTAACGGGTTCCCATCGAATATTCCACAGCTGGGTGGAAATGGTAAAGTAGGTGTATATGTGGAGGTAGCAAATGCGGATGCAGGGGGATCAATTTGGGTATTTAGGCCCTCTGGTCGTGCTTTTGTTGCAGAGCAGTTGATAAGCGGGAGCTGGTCGGCTGGAGAAAGTCTACCAAACTCATGTCCCGCATGGCGGTTCGGAAGAGTTAGTCTGTGCGAAGGCTTAGCTGCATATAATACAGCGTATTCTGCTACAAACATTGGTGGAACAATGCCAAGCGTAACATTTACATCAACACTATTTTCAGGTGGTTCTACTATCTTTAAAAATGGGGTGAAAATGTGGAGGTTCACAGGATCTGGCGCGTATATTGAGTTTACGACAAAAGAAAGTGAAATATCTCTATTGCTGGGGTCTAACTCAGATTGCTCTGCTGCTTTAAAAATTCAGCTTTATAAAAGCGGTGTGTATATAAAAGACTTAGATTTGGTTAATTGCAAATTTGGAACTGGCTATGATGCATTTTTGTGGTCAGCAAAAAACCCGTTTGCCGGTCAAACCGTTACGATTCGCGTTACAGCAACAGCGTCAGCAACAGAATATGTAATGGTTGGCGGCATTGACGCTTCGCTTAATGAATTGAAGTATAAAACAGCTGATTATCTAGCTTTTCACATAAATAATGATGCAGACAAAATAATTAGTAGTGCAACTGGCGCACAGAATTACGCAATACAAGAAGAAAAAACGGGGCTTTTTGGAGGTGAATCACATGGCGGAGAATATATGGCCCGCCGTAATGTGTTTTTTGATGACATTATGTCGGAAATGGTCAGCGGCACTTATAGCGTGTGCTCTAGACTGTCGATTGAACAACTATCGCAAGTTGTATGGGGTAGTTTTAGTCCAGCAGTAAGTTTGGTTGTTAAGTCGCAGATAAAATTAACTAGCGAGGGAAGTCAATTTATAGGCGATTTCACCCCATACAATTTGGTAGCAACAACTGCTTATTTCTCAATGTTTGCATACCAAGGGACATTTGATCGTGTGTATATTCCTAAGTATGTTGATACATCGGTTTTGAATTCTCCAGTTCAGATACAAATGCCGCAAGCGTCTGGCTTCAAAGCGGCTAATAATGTTGGCAGTATGGTTGAATGCTCTTGGTCTTTAATTTTTAAAAACAATACAAAATATAAGCCGTATTTGCAGCGAAAACCACAAGATAATTTGTACGATAAATTTTATTACGGCTTGGCTATTCCGCCTGACAATGGGGTGAAGTTAGAACCGTTAAGATTTGTATCAGTTAGAACATATTCAATATAGTTAATTTAGGTGTGATTTAACAGCTTTGGCATAAAAAATAGCAGCAGAACAGTAAGTAGTTTTTTAATTTGTTTCAGTACAAGATAAAAATAGGCAATGAATTTTAAGGTATAGATTATGCTAAATCTAAACTCAACCAACATCGCACTTAAAGCACTTCGCATCACTGCCAGCCTTGAGCTGGCAAGTGAGGATGCCAGCGGCCAAAGCTCAAGTACCGACAGTGCCGAAACGGGCAATAAAGCTAAAATGCTCACCATTACCGGCTATATTCCGTTTACTGAAAGCCAGAGTTTGTCAGACCTGTTCAATATGGCCGAAGCCACCGAAGCAGGTGCCCGCGTGACGTATCGCGTCAGCAATAATACCGCCAGCGCGATAGGTATTAAGCAAGTGCGTTTTGCCAGCAAGATTGATGCAGTAGAGCAAGACACCACCAGACAATGGCGCGTTACGTTCACGCTTGCTGAATATCGCAGTGTGCCGGAGAAGAAAGAAGAGCGTTTACCTGAAAAAACCGCAGTTCAGCAAGGCGGTGAAACCACAGGTTTTCAATATGCATCGATACAGCAAAACCTAACCGATAACTTTGGAAAGTTGAGAGCCTAATGGACAAACCCAATGCTAAGTTTATTGCTCGGGCTTATCTCGACAATAAAAAAGTCGACATGAAAGATCATTGGGTTGTGTTGCAATCGGCCACGCCAGGTACTTGCCAAATCACCGTTAACAGTGAAACCGCAGTATTCGCACAAGTGGCCGTTGATTTAGGTTGGGGCGACATGATTGACCGTGTGTTTATTGGTTTTGTCGAACGGGTAATGCCAGCCTCAAACGGCTGGTTTACCTTATTTTGCCGTGAGCTATCCGCATCACTGGCATTTAATTACAGCGTGGCGTTACGTCATCCAACATTAAAGCAAGTGCTGGCCGAACTCACCGACCAAACTGGCCTTGAGTTTGTAGTACCGAATCAAGCCTACGCTGAAACTGCTATATCAAGTTTTTACTGTGACAGTTCAGGCTACGCCATTTTAGACAACATCGGCCGTGCGTTTCGCATTACTGACTTTATCTGGCAACAACAAGGTAACGGCCAAATATACGTAGGCAGTTATCAAGATTCGTTTTGGGAAGACAAACCCATCGACATTCCAACAGCATTAATGACCAATCACCAAAGCGGCCGCACAGCAACTATGCCAGCCGCCCCAATGATTAGGCCAAATGTCACAGCCAACAACGAACGTATAACCTCAGTTGAGTTCAAAGAAACCACCATGACAATAAGCTGGTAAAAAATGGAAACAGTGATCAGGCGCATCGTTCGCCGCATATTCCCCGAACTAACTGCAGGCTTACACTTGCCAAGATGGGCTGAAGTGGTTGCATTACCAGAACTACCAACCGAAGACGGCGAACGTGGCAGTGATCCATTTTATCCACGCTATGCAGTAGACGTGCAGCTGCTAGACGAAAACGGCACCGCAACCAAAACCAAAGTATTGCAAGCCGTACCATTACCACTACCAGGTGCAGGCGACAAAGCAGGCCGACTCGAACCGCCGGCTATTGGCTCAATTGTCGAAATCGGTTTTGCATATGGCAGACCAGATAAACCATTCATCAGAACAGTATTACCATTTGGCTGGGACTTACCCGCAATCAAAGAGGGCGAAACCCGCACCCAAGTACGCGACGGTGTATATCAACACATAGACGACATCGGCAACTTTGAAAACAAAACCGACGAATCACTAACCGACATCATCGGCAAACTAGCTGAACTACAATGCGAAACACGCAAAGTAACAGCCAGTATGGAACAAGACCACCGCAGCCCAAAAACGTGGTTAGGTAGCGACAGCGAAAACGTACTAAAACTATTGTCAGAACTCATGGCCACAGTAAAAGCGCTCGCAACATCATGCGCCGGACACACACACCCGGGCATAGCATCGGGACCAGGTTCAACCCAACCACCAAACCAAGCAGGCGACTTCAACGGCCAAGCATCACAAGCAGGCGCCCAAAAGGGCAGACTTGACCCAATAAGCAAATGAGTATAATTTGAGCACGAGCGCTATTGTTCAGAAATTAAACAAGGATAGTTATGAAAATAGATTTAGATTATATGAGTAAGTTTTTAGCTGTATTTACAGAGTCTGAAAATGCACATATCACGATTCAAACACTTGTGGAAAAAGGGTTTCCTTTAAATATAGATGGCCATGGCAACGAACAACTAAAATTCCATTTAGGGATTTCATTGGATAATGGTTTTATCGGTACACAATTTAAAAATACCGCTTCCACTTTAAAAGACATTCTTCTATCTATAGATATGGACGGAACAATGACAGGCGCAGTTGTTGGGTTGCGGTTAACTCAAAAAGGGCATGATTTCGCAAATATGTTAAACAATAAAGAAGTACTCCAAAGGTTGAAAGCTGAATTTAAAGATGCTCCATTTGATGTAGTATTCGACGGTGGTAAAAAATTACTAGAGCATTTTTTCAAAAAGAAATTAGACATACTTATCAGTGAGTAATTATCTGAGATTCTAACTATGCCCAGCCACCGAGCTGGGCTTTTTGTTGCCTGCAGTAAAGTCACTCGTAACTATGCTGGCCAACATGGTTTCACACACGGAAACCATCCCCACACAGATTCCACGCCACGAAAACCGCACTCTTCCTCACCCTCCTGCGGGCTCTTTATCGCTATTTTTTTACAGTTTTTGAATAGTGCAGTTCATATGGCTAGCCCGCGCAGTGCCTAAGGCTTTATAAAGATCGAAGATCTGAAATGATCGCGGTTTATTTCACTGTTTTACAGTTTTGATTAACGGCTATAGTAGTGGTGGTAATCATCAAAGCCTTATAGCGTCTAGGGTTGCGCTCGTTTTCGTGGGGTTTTAACTGACAGGGTGATAAAAAGAGGAAAAGATCTAACGCAATAAAATCATAAAGTTAGATCGAAATAAAACTGAAATAGAAAACTTTTTAAATTCAAACCAAACACGCCACGGAAAACGGCCAATTGTGGACAAACTTTTTAACCTGTGTGGGCAATTTGTGGACAAGGGCAAAGAAAAAGGGTTAGCCTTTCGGCTAACCCTTTGTTTTAATTGGTGGAGGCGGCGGGACTTGAACCCGCGTCCAGAAAGCCTACATCCTCGGCACTACATGTTTAGTCTCTCTTTTATTTA